CCAAGACCACCATGGATTAGGTAATTACTCCTAACCTTTAGGTGATCTCTTGCAGAAGCTGCAACTGGTCTTTGTACTTGGGGGTAGTAAGCATTTCTGCTACACGTTTACCAAGTATGGTAGACGCTCTAAGATAGGTAGAACTTCGCTTTTCAGTGAAGACTTTATCATCTAGAGGTAGCGTCATGGATTGCATCCATAGAGGCCACTCTCCATCTGATTCTATCAGAGAGACTGACTCTTTATGTAGATCTATGAATTGCTCTTCTATCAAGCCATAGGCTTGAAGGATCGGCAAATCAGTAGTCTCTACCCCTCCGGTGTAAGTAACGACATCTTCTGACGTCATCGTACATACGAGATCTATGGCCAAGTTTCCAAGGCCTGTCCCGGATGACGAGAAACGCTCATAAGAATCACTGAAGATACTTCTTGCACATCTTCGGAATAGGCTCATCGCCTGTTTCTCAGAGTGTAGAGGTACCGGAATTCCTAACTGCCCACAGATACTCGCAAGAGCGTCTATGGCCGGCAGGGTTCCACGGATCACTTTCGTGACCGATTCGGTGATGGTGGAATTAACACGTATAGAATCTAGGAATTTCTTCTTAGATATACGTTTAACACACCTGTAGTAACTTACCACTTGCTGCGCGGCGCCATCAGAATTGATCCAACCTTTCTCTTCTTGCTCTAGAAAGAGATTCACTAAAAGATAATATCTTTTGTGTGATTCTTTTAAAGCAGAGATCGGGAAAGGAGTTATTTCCTCTTGATGCCAGAACAGTCTCTTAGCAAACTCAACAAATGTTTTACTTTTGTGAGTTTTAAGAGATGATGTTTCGACACCAAGGGATTTAATCAATTGATGATACCTCTCACCTACTTGCTTGTTGGCGATAACAATATCGTCCCCAAGTAAGGCGTAGGGTAGTGTTCGCCAATCAATATCAAGTTCCCGACATATATAATATATCAGGTAATGATGTGATAGTGCGAAGGAAGACCATGATGAGTAGGCTCCCATCGGATTTCCGACTGCGTAAGTTAAACTTTCGCCTTCGAAATCGAAGGGATATCCTACCATTATGTTCTTCCACGACTCTACGTAGCTAGGTGGAAGCTTCGCTGAAAGGACTGATGATATCAGATCAATTGGAAAACGATCAGTAGCGGCTGTTAAGTCGATACTGTAGTACTCCTCTTGACCTTTTATCAGGTCCCAAAAGCGATTCTGCGCGAAAGTGCAATCCTGTGGAATCTTACGAAGTACCCTAAACAGGTACTTATGTAATGGAATCAAAGCAGTCTGGCTAAAATAGTCCAGAATTGCTACGATCCTTACCTTCATTTCTTTATCAGGAAATGACGCAAGACGTCTAAGGCAAAAGCCTTTCTTAAGAGGTGCAATCCTCGAAAGAAGTTCTTTTGCTCCAGGATGTACCAATCTGTCTATTATTTTAGTTAGTTTAGGACCTCCTATATTACATATAGAAGCTCTAAGCGACTCTGGCATACCGTAAAGGTCTGTCAGTCCATATAACAAAGCATGTCCGTTAGGACCGGCTTTTGTAGTCATATGGAAACGTCTAAAATTTAGTGCAGAAGGCACGACCGAGGAGGGTCTATACCCTAACTCACGCCAGAAATCCTTAGTGTATCTAGTAATCCCTTCAGGGAGTTCCGCACTACGCGGTACCCTTATCGGGCTAGTATCCACTTTGGTTCCCAGCTTCAGTGCTCTTGTCGAGTATAGAACAGTCAGAATCTCGGCCACTAAACGTGGGCAAGATCCTTGACGAAGTCTATCTCGGAAGGCACCTAGAATTATAGGTAAACCATCTTTGGTACTCCTAACCCCAGGGGCTCTCTCTGGATTACCTGAAAGGTAATTCAGAAAGTTGATCCGAACGGATTGTTGATAAGACAATCCTCCGGTTACCCCTCTAGCTTTGTAAACTTTTTCAAGTTTACTCACGAGAGTTAGAAGTTCACCCATGGTCTGCGTTCCCGACGGTTTAAAACCCATCGGGATCCAGCCTACAAATAAGCGAACCAACTTGAATAAGTTGTCCACTTTCGTGGAGGAATAGTTTTTAATTATTCTGTTCATTATATGTATGGGTGGGTTGAGCTGTTGGAGTGACGAGGCTTGCTCAAGGCCTACCCTACCAGGGTAGCTGCGAGTACTCCTTTGAACTCAAACAGGACCGTCAATTCCTTGGCGGCCAGGAGACTGGCTGTGGCTACTTCG